TCATAGCCCCCTATAGCGGTGACGATGATTATTGGAGGATATCCCACTCTGCCCTGGGGATATTGTTGGATGAGGTAGGATTTAGTAATGGGAGGAGTGCTTCCTTTAATGGGATTCTAACGTCTGCATTAGTCAGGAAATAAATAATGGAGAAACCTTTGGTCAGCGTTATACTAACGACATATAATCGTCCAGAATACCTCCAGCGGGCAGTAGATAGCATCCTGTGCCAGTCATTTAGGGAGTTTGAGCTTATTATCGTGGATGATTGCTCCGATACCCCCCCCAATCCGATATTGCCAGAGGGAGAAGATAGGGTGTCCATTATAAGATTCCCGTGGCACACTGGATTCCACATGCGCCCCAAGAACGCGGGTATCATGATGGCAAGGGGAGACTATATAGCATATCTAGAGGATGATAACGTGTATCTACCAAATCATCTTCAAGTTCTGTATGATGTTATAACTAAGACTGCGGCAGATGTGGTCTATGGTGACAGAATCTATAAAAGCACAATTCCTAATGAGAGCCGATTCATGGGAAAGATGAGCCAAGACTTTAGTCTAGAGAGATTGGAACAGGGGAACTTTATAGACACTTCGGACATTATGCACACTATAGGGGCGATAGATGAGGTTGGCTACTGGAGCATATTCTGGAAGAAGCAGCCCGACTGGTTATTGATGTTAAAGTTCGGGGAGGTGGGAAAGAAGATAACCCATGTCCCAATAGTTATCACGGAATATCATTGGCATGCTGGTAACTATTCATCTAGCCACAATATGCTGGGAGAGTTAATAGGGTAAGGATGGGGTGTGTTAGTATATAGTATTATAGGGAGACCGTATCTAACTATGTTAACTAGAAGATATATTTGTACAAGATGTGACCATGTGTTTGATGTCGCCTCATCAGATAAGTTCGTAAAAGGGAAGCTCCCCTACTGCCCTCAATGTGGGGCGGAGGATGCTAAACTAGAGGTACTCGATACTGCGGATACGAAAGATAAAGAGTCCTCAAAGACCTCTGTGCTTGACAAGTAGGGTGTCCTCCGCATATACTTTATATAGTCATAGTTTAGCTAATAATTCCTATAGACATAGACCATGTGTTATAGTATTTGTTAGAGGGTCATTTTCTTGTGTCAAGAGTTATGTTCATAGTCTACAATTGTGGTTATCGAAGAACATTGACTCTACAGGGAAAGGTCACTAGGAATCGGTACGCCTTTCAGAAGAGATTCGTCACAGAAGTCGGTGATGAGGATGGGGAAGAGTTTTTGAAGATGACTTCCAAGGATATAACTTGGTGTCCATCTGACAATAAGAGTGTCCCGCCATTTATGTCTCTAGAAGATTGGTGTAACGCAATCCCTGGCAGGGCAGATCCAGGTGGAGGCTGTGGGAAGTATAATAATCCCACAAAGTTTAATCCTGAGAAATACAAAGAGATGTTTCTCCTGAAAAATGCCAGAGATAACTGAAAGATATATAAGAATACCCGTAGCAAGAAGATTAGCATCTGATAGGATTAGAACCATTACCATATCCGCGGATAGGGGGATTAAGGCCCTCTATGCGGCCAATCGAAAGAAGGTTCTAACATACTTATTTGCTAGATCTCACGATTGGACTATGGCGAAAGCCAAAGCATGGGTTAAAGCCCATAAGAGCACTGAGTCAGAAAGAGAATTACTTATGAAAAGCTCTAATAACGCACCACAAAGATTTAGGATTTCTCTTCCTATTCTCAAAACTAGAATTGTTATTGGTAAGGATGAGAATGGCCAGGAGATAGAGACGAGATTTGTGGAGGGCGTGGCATCCTCGACCGACCTAGATTTGCAGGGAGATAGAATGGCTCCTGAAGCTATTCAATCCATGGCGAATTCTCTGAAACAACATGTCATCAATCTGAATGCAGAGCATGACACATCGTGGCAGAGCGAGCTAGGTGAGATTTCTAAATTAGAGGTAACGGATGATTATAAACTCGCTATTGAAGCCGAGTTGAATAGGATGAGCAAGTCTAATGACTTGTGGTATGCATTAACAGAGCTAGATAAGAAATTGGGTCTTTCCGTTGGCGGTTATGTACGAGAGTACGAGATGGCCAAGGAGGGTGAGGGTGAGGGCGCAAAGTGGGTTCGGTTATTTAAAGATATCGAACTAGACCATATCGCAGTCACTTCAAACCCTGCCAATCCAAAGACTTGGATTTCTAATATTAGTAAATCTGTTACTGCAAATGAGGATAAATTAGAAAAGAAGATTGAATTAGAAGATGAAGAAGTTGAAAAAGCTGAATGGACAAGAGCTTTCATCAACAATTTACCAGATGCCGCGTTTGCCTATATCGAACCAGGTGGAAAGAAAGACGAGGAAGGTAAAACCAAACCTCGTTCTTTGAGGCATTTCCCCCATCACAATATGAGCGTTAAAAGTCCCACAGAGAATTCTAGTGTGGATAAGGCTCATTTGAGGAATGCATTAGCTAGGGCCCCACAGAGTCCCTTTGGACCTAAGGCCTTGGCACACTTAGTACGACACGCAAAGGCTCTTGGTATTGGAGATTATGAAAAGAAACATCTCTTAGATGGATTCGATGAGGAAACCATGCTAAGAATACTGTTAAGTCTTGCTGAAGTCTTTAATGATGAAGAGCTTGTCAAATATTTAGAATCAAACCTAATGACTGAAGAGATTGTAAAAGACGATTCCTCACTGGAAACTAAGGAAGCTGTAGAAGAAACAGCTGACGCCGAAGTCGTATCCGAAGACGAGGCCGAGACCAAAGTAGAACCAGAGACTGAGGAGTCTGAGGAAGAATCTAAGGTTGATGAGGAAGAATCCGAGGAAGAAGAATCCGAGGAAGAAGAGGCGGAATCTGAAGAAGAAGTCGAATCTGAGGAAGAATCGAAAGAGGAAGAATCTGAAGAAGAGGAAACCAAAGGCGAGGAAGCTGAGGAAACGGAAGAATCCGAGGAAGAAGTCAAAGCTGACGAGGAAGAATCTGACGAGGAGAAAGAATCTGATACCAAAGAGGAATCTGAGGACGAATCGGAAAAGAAGGAAGAAGCCGAAGAAGAGGTGGCAGAGTCTGTTGATCCCGCAAGTGATCTTGTAAAGATCGTTGAGAAAGCTATCGAGGAAAAGACGCAAGCACTCCAGGAGAGGATTGCGGAGCTAGAGAAGCAGCCAGGGGATCGAAAGACAGCTGAGATTACGAAGGGTGTGGGAGATGATACTTCTGAGGATACCAATCCTGCTGATTTAAAAGCAGAGATGGCATCTAAGATTGCAGAAATCAAGAAGGATTATGCTACCGACCCTAACCTGTTCTCACGGATTCAACGAGTCCGAGCAGAATATGCTGGGCTTCTTTCTGAGTAAATAGTAAAAGTTAGAAATTAACAACTTAATAATATAGTTGATTTAAGGAAGCTAAAAGCATGGAAAATTCTGAACTTAAGAAGGCCCTGCTTGAAGCCGCTAAACTCCTTGAAAAGTCAGCTAAAGTTGGACAGGGTGTGGATGAGGCAGCGAGAGCAATCTTGAAGGATGCGATCTACACAACCACTTCTGGGGCATTTGCCCAGAGAGAGCACCTAGATACCCAGATTGGGGATATCACTCGAAGGAGTACTCCTTTCTTGGACAGGGTTTCCAGAGTCGCCGCTAATGGTAAAACACATGAGTGGGACTTGGTTACAGCTCTTGGCAGCAACGACACCGCTGTTGCAGAGTGTGGGGTTCCTGCGGAGAACGATGCGACAATCACTCGCTACTCGGCTCAGGTCAAGACCTACGCTACAAGCGTAAAGGTCTGTGACTTAGCACAGTGGGCATCAAGTGATTACTTCGACCTAATGAATCTTCACCTTGAAAAAGGTATTGTAAAGATTCTTCACGATGTAGAAAAGAAAGTCTACTACGGTAATTGGGACGGAAGCACGCCAAACGACTTCACAGGACTGTACAAACTTATTGCTGATTTTGCGGGTGCTGGAAACACCATTAATGCGAGCGGGAATCCTATTTCCCAAACGTACATTGACAATGCCATTCAGGCAATCGTTGATAATGGTGGAACACCGACCCACATGTTCATTGGAGCCAAAGACCTGAGAGATTTCGCAGCTCTTTGGGCTAATAAGGTCGTGTATAACGACCCAAGTGCGGGAATGACATTTGGATACAACGTGGCAAGAT